CTGCGTGGTGCCGACCTGGGTTATGCCAACCTGCGTGGTGCCGACCTGCGTTATGCCGACCTGCGTGATGCCGACCTGCGTGGTGCCAACCTGCGTGGTGCCGACCTGCGTTATGCCGACCTGCGTGATGCCGACCTGCGTGGTGCCGACCTGTTGTGTATGGGCGATATGGAATTTATTTTCACAATGCAATTCGATCGTTGGCCAATAGGTTTTACAAGAGATACGCTTCAAATTGGTTGCCAACGTCATTCGATTGATGATTGGAAAAACTTTGATGATGAGAAAATAAGAAAAATGGATACAACAGCGTTTGATTGGTGGTGCAAATGGAAAGATCATATCTTTAAAACAATTGAACTATGCGTAGGAAAACAACAATGAACATATTAGCAACCAAACAACTAAAAAAAGCCCACCCAACCGACGCCGCTTTTGACATTGAAGCATCAGAAGATGATGTGATTTTTTGCGGCGATAGCGCATTGATTAGCACCGATTTGAAGGTGGCAATCCCTAATGGCTACTGCGGGATTCTTAAATCGCGTAGTGGATTATCGGTAAAACACGGTATCGACGTTGGTGCAGGCGTGATTGACGCTGGCTACCGTGGCGAAGTCAAAGTATTGCTACGCAATCACTCGACCGAAGATTTTGCAATTCGTGTGGGTGATCGGATTGCACAGTTAATGATTGTGCCGGTACCGGAAATTGAATGGATCGTTGTTTCAGAACTACCGGAAGCAGATCGTGGTGATAACGGATTTGGTAGCAGCGGTGTAGGTCATGTTTAAGGCCATTGCAAACCTACTTCTTAATGCCAGTGTTTGCGTAACTGTATTGGCAATTTGCTTAATTATTGGCGTGATTGTTGGCGTTCAATATGTGCTTTCGTCTTTGTTTCAATGCCTGATGGAGTGTGAGCGTGAGTGACGGCACAGAACGCTGGGATCAAGACGCCGAGTATCTGTATAGCAGAGCAAGTCGGCTTGGCAAAAGGCCAACAGAACAACAAGAAGATGCTTTTTGCCAGCGCGTGTTTGAGCTGGTGGACGGTGGCATGTATTCAGAGGAAGCGCAAAGACAAGCGTTCGGGGAGTTGATGGGGTGAGGTTTGGAAGTGTATGTAGCGGTATAGAAGCCGCCTCTGTCGCATGGCATCCGCTGGGATGGAAAGCAGCCTGGTTTAGCGAGATTGAGCTTTTTCCGTCTGCGGTTCTGGCTCATCATTATCCTAATGTACCTAACCTTGGCGACATGACAATGTTACCTGATCGCATTTTGTCAGACGAAATTGAAGCACCTGACATTTTGTGCGGCGGTACGCCATGCCAAGCGTTTTCAGTAGCCGGTTTGCGCAAGTCGCTTGACGATGCTCGCGGCAATTTATCACTTACTTTTTGCGAGATCGCCAATGCAATCGATTCAACTAGAAATATTCACGGAAAACATCCAGCGATTATCTTTTGGGAAAACGTTCCAGGAGTCCTTAACACCAAGGATAACGCCTTCGGCTGCTTTCTTGGCGAGCTTGCCGGGGAAAATAGCGAACTGCAACCAGCAGGGGGAAAATGGTCGAACGCTGGTTGTGTGTTTGGCCCCAAAAGAGCAGTCGCGTGGCGCGTTCTTGACGCCCAATATTTCGGATTGGCCCAACGACGCAAACGTGTCTTTGTTGTCGCAAGTGCTCGAAACGACTTCGATCCCGCCTCAATACTTTTTGAGTTCGACGGCTTGCGCCGGGATACTGCGCCGAGCAGGGAAACGGGGAAAGAAGTTACCGAGCTTGCTGGAACACTCGCTGCGAATGGTGGCGGACTCAATAGGCCGGCCGGAAACGCCAATGAATTAGATTTTTGTGTTGTTGGAACAATAGGCGCCAGAACATGCAGAAGCATAGGCGCACAAGATGCTGATTGTGGGCATTTGTTACCTGTTCCGTTTGATAAACAGCGCATCGGCGAATACTCCGATAACGATATAGCTTCAACGTGTGCCGCTAGGGATTACAAAGACGCAACTGATTTGGTTGTTCATGGAACGCAAGACCCTTGTGTGTCCGATGTTGCTTTTGCGCTTGGCAGGAATAGTGGTCAAGAGAATGTGGTAGCGTTTGGTGGCGACATAGCAAGAACATTGCAGGCTCGTCACGATAGCAGTCCTTGCGCAGATAGAGGCATGGATGTGATAGCCACAAACATGCAAGTCCGCCGCCTAACTCCAACCGAATGTGAGCGATTACAGGGATTTCCTGATTCTTACACCAAAATCCCTTGGCGCAATAAGCCCTCTGAAGCTTGTCCTGATGGCCCGCGATATAAAGCGTTAGGCAATAGCTGGGCTGTGCCGGTTGTTCGCTGGATAGGGAAGCGTATTTCTTTGTCCTTAGAGTTGAGGAAATCTCAATGATCAGCCTAAGACCATACCAAACCGAAGCTGTGCAATCTATCTACGACTATTTTGGTTCTCAGCAAGGTAATCCTTTGATTGTCCTCCCAACCGGTGCAGGCAAAAGTTTAACTATGGCGGCATTTATCAAAGGCGCTCTTGAACAATACCCAAACACGCGGATCATTTTATTGACCCACGTTAAGGAGCTTATTGAACAAGACGCTGCCGCCATTGTGCGTTACTGGCCGGAAGCGCCTATTGGATTGTGGTCTGCCAGCGTTGGTCAAAAGCGTAAGGAACAGATCACAGTTGCCGGTATTCAATCGATACACCGGCTACCGGCTAAGTTTGGCGGTACTGACCTGGTAATTATCGACGAGGCGCATTTAGTTAGCAAAAAGTCCGACACCATGTATGGCCGGTTCCTAGACGGTTTACGCCAATACAACCCAGCACTCAAAGTGATTGGGCTTACCGCCACGCATTACCGTATGGATTCTGGCCTATTAACCGATGGCGAACACAGGATATTTACCGACATCGCTTATGAGGCACATGTTGGCGACCTGATTAAAGCCGGTTACTTGTGCCCGTTGGTGGCTAAGAACGGTGCCACTAAAGCCGACCTGTCAGACGTGCATACCCGTGGTGGTGAGTTCGTCGCCAGTGAGTTGCAGCACGCAATGGATAAAAGCGACCTGATAAATGGGGCGCTGGATGAGGTGGCGAACTACGCACACGACCGCAACCATATTCTAGGCTTCTGTTCTGGTATTGAACACGCGGCCCACTGCGCGGAGTTAGCCAGAGAACGCGGCTGGACAGCGGATTTTGTTAGCGGCGATATGGGCAAGATGGAGCGCGAAGCCAAACTTAATGCGTTCAAGTCTGGTAAGACGCGATTTCTGTTTAATGCCATGTTGCTAACCACCGGATTCGATATGCCTGACATTGATTGCATCGTGATGTTACGACCAACCAAATCAACGGGGCTTTATGTGCAAATCATGGGGCGTGGTTTACGCAAACATCCAAGCAAAGACAACACCTTGGTTTTGGACTTTGCCGGTAACGTCGAACGCCACGGGCCGATTGACCAAATCAGAGTTAAAAAGAAACGTGAAGGCGGTGGCGAAGGTGTGAGCGTTGCACCAGTGAAAGAGTGCCCAAGTTGCCATGAATTCGTTCATCCGTCCGTCATGCTGTGCCCTAACTGCGAGTATGAATGGCAGTCAAAAGCGGCGCATGGCACCGAGGCGGCTGATGCGGTCATCGTAGCGGCGTTAGAGCAACCGAAAAAGTATTTAGTAACCGACGTGGATTATTCCCGTTATTCAAAGATAGGCAAACCCGATTCCATACGAGTTACCTATTGGTGCGGCCCGACTTCATTTTCTGAATGGCTTCCGATTAACGACGAGCGTTCGCACGTCAAAAAGCATTACATATCGTGGTGCTGGAAGCGCGGGATTTTGGCCGCCGATACGATTGAGGATTTCTTAATAATGGCAGACGAGTCAAGGATTCCGAAACCATCCACCATCACAGTTAAGCCAGACGGTAAATATTGGCGAATTATTGATGTTCATTTTGATTGGAATAAACAAGAGGTAGCAGCATGAGTAAAAAAATAGCGATGTTAAATACTGGTGGTTATTACGAATATGTGATCATCCCTGAATCAATTCCGCCACAAGGCATTTTTGATTTAATGACCGCTCAGGTGTTCAAAAAAGATTACAACGATCCTTGGCGACATGTAAACGACAAGAATGTTGAGGTTCTATTCATTGACCCTGCTGAACTACCAACACCAGACAATCAACCCGTTATCGAAATGCGCGAGGTTCTGGAGGAAAACAACCGGCTCACACGGGAAAACGAGCGACTGCTTGAAAAGCTATCTAAGTTAGAGGCAAAGCCAACATCCACCGAGGTTGTTATTGCTGGGGGTGAGGCATGAGCGCAAACAACAACGGCGGGCCAGCGTTTCCAGATTCTGATGGTCAAACGGATTATACGGGTGGCATGACCTTGCGCTATTATTTCGCGGCGAAGGCGATGCAAAGTCAAATAGCCGCAAATCTTAATCTTAGAGGTGAGGACGTTGCAAAAAAGGCATATAAATATGCTGATGCCATGCTTGCACAACGGGAGCGTGGGGAATGAGTGAGTTAAAGCATACGCAGGGGCCTTGGGTTTTAGCTCCGCATGAAAGAATGCCTAATGGCGTAGCCAAACAAGTTATTGCTAAGGCCAAGGGGTCGGTATGCCAAACCTAACCCCCCAAGATATTCGCATGGAACTCTACATAGCCAACAAAACCTTGGCTAAAGCCCAGTCTGATATTAAGTATTGGGAGAGTCTGATTGAAACCATGAGTCATGGGTGCGATTACTGCGCCCATTTCAGCAAGAACGCTTGCGCATTGGCCGGTGGTGTTACGCCACCTGCTCACGTTTTACAAAGCGGGTGCCCTGAATGGGTATCCGACGGTATTCCATTTTGAGGGAACAAAATGCAACTAATCAATAAGAAAACACTATTAAGCATGATTCCATTGTCGGAGAAAGCCATTTACAACATGGAAAAGCGCGGTGACTTTCCAAAACGGATCGCGCTTACCAGTCGTAACGTGGCTTGGGATTTAACCGAGGTGCGAGAATGGATTGAACTTAGGAAGCAATCCGGCGAACAAGCGGCAAGACCTGGGCAACCTGTGGTTGTTTAGTCCATTTATCAATCATGTCAGCCCAATCCTGCAACATAGACGTTCGTTGCTCTCGATATTCAGCCTTGTTATACACGGCACGCACGCCTTTCTGTTCGTGAGCCAAGCATTTTTCAATCCAGTCCGTGTTATATCCAGCCTCATGCAACAGGGTACTGGCCGTTCTTCTCAAATCATGCGGCCCAAACTTATCTAGTGCCTTGCCTTCTTTCTGCGCCAGCGAATAAACTAACTCCAGCACACGGTTTAGCGTGGCATTACTCATCGGTTGGTCAGCGTCATAGCGTGACGGCAGCACATAGTCAGAGCCGCCTGCAAACGTCTTGAGCGCGATAAAAATATCCAAGGCTTGATTGGATAAAAAGACCAAGTGCGGGTTGCGCCGTTTCATACGCTCTTTGGGGATTGTCCAAAGCGCCTCGCTAAAATTGATTTCATCCCACTTAGCTTCTGCCAGTTCGCTCTTGCGTACCATCGTTAGCAATAGCAGCTTACACGCCACCTTGAATTGTGGGCCAGCGGCTACCTTATCCAAATACTGATACATCAAACCGATTTCATCCGGCGACAAAGCACGCTCACGCGGCTGGAATTTGGCAATCGACGTTGGGCGCACCATGTCTGCGGGATTCTCTACTTTTAACCCGCGTTCGTTTGCCCAGCGGTAAATCTGCATAACGACTTCTCGTGAGTGAACCGCCGTGGCCGGTGCCCCGCGTTCTACGATTTTGTCCGTCAGGTGGCGAAGGTCATCATGGGTGATTTCAGTCATTAGCTTGTTACCGAACGGGCCTTTAAGTTCGCGGTCGTAGCAAGCGCGGCGCATATCGCGGGTAGAGTCGGCCATCTCGTAACCTCTTAGCCAAGCCTGCGCCCAGTCGTCGAACGTCTTGGCGTCTTTTTCCCGATCCTTAGCACGGGCTTTTTCCCGCGCGGGTGACTCACCAGCGGCGATCAGCTTCTTGGCTTCCCCCAGCCTTTCCCGTGCCTCAGCCAATGTGATTCCCCCGATACCATACTGCCCGAATGTGACCGTTTCCTGTCGTCCGTTGATTGCGTAGTTGTAGCGGAAGGAAACCCCGCCAGCCTTTGTCACAGCGACGTATAGCCCATCACGATCAGCCACTTTGTACATTTTGTCCTGTGGCTTTAGGTTCCTTAGTTTGGTGTCTGTCAGCATTCCATTGCCCCTTTTTCATGGTATCGCGGGTGGCTGCCGATACCATGATTTGCGCAACCATGAAAAACGGCTGAAACCCGCATGAATACTAGACTTTTTGCGTTTTGATACCATGAATTCCTAAGACATCAACGAATGGTATCGGCAAAAATTCCAGCGCGTATTCGGATGATACCATTGCCGATACCATGGCGAAAGCGTTCTTGGTGGTGCTGGCAGGTGCGTGTCGTTACCAGACGAAAGACGTAAAAAAGCCCGCAGTTACGCGGGCTTACGGGTGTTTCGTGCTTTGTCTTACTGGTCAATGCCAGACATCAGATCATTCCCACTCAATTGTTAACGAGAAGAAAAAACGTAATGTTTTCATAGCGTTTCGATTGCGATCATTGGTAGATACCATGAAAAATACCATGACAAGTATCTTTATTGTTTTTATAGATAATTATTTCTGATAAGCGTAACATTCTAAACCCATTGAAAACAAGGAGTTAGAATGCCTTTTTCCATTTTAGAAACGCCAAATCTTGAAACGGTGCTGAATTCTACACCCAAAGACCGTGTTACAGAACAGGCGCTTGCCGAGTATGCGCGTTTGCGAGAAGTGAATTACCATCTGGCAACCCACCTCAAAGCAGTCAAAATGCAAACGGACGCCACGCTAGGCGGCATCCAGTCACTATTTTGTCAACTCAAGCCCAATCCGGGCCCTGAGTTCCCTCGGCGCCGACTTGATTAACCGCGACTCTTTGTCTTGTAACAGCTTGCGTTTTTTATCCCTGATTTGATCTGGTGAAATTCTAATTGGCGTGTCTGGGTTGTCACGATTCCAATCATCAAGACGCTTAGCGGCTTTATCCATTGCTTCTTGATCGTTGTCGGCCATACCTTGCGCCCACAAATCAGTGATACTTGCCTCAGTTCTTTTTTGCAATGCAATATCTTGTTGCTGAGGCGCTGTTCTGCGTGTTTCCTGTGCCACTACCGTTGGGTTGAAGCCTAGCATTTTTCCAACTGATTCAACACCGGTGGTTTCTACAACCTTCCGACCTCTTGAGTCGGTGGCATAGCCTTTTTTAGCCATTTCTAAACCGCCTGACAGGTTTTTGATTGCTGTCGGCATTATGTTCTGAGCGGCTTTACCCCAGTTTCTATCAATTGCTGCATTAACTGCGTCGCCCATTTGACCTAGCATTCCAGCACCAGCGCCGAATATTTCCTCGATGTTCCGGCTTTGATTGTTTTCATCAGACGCTTTTATTAGACCGGTGCCTGGAATCAAGTTACCCAAGCCAAGACGGTTGGAAAAGTCCATCGGTAGCATGGATGAAATACCGTAGAGCGACAAATCACCCATTTCTTTACCGAAGATTTCGTAGGCATTACGGCGTTTCCAGCGTCTAGCGTTGGTGTCATAACCTAGTATCTGGCCAATCGTATCAATCAAGTCATCAAGGTCTTGTGAGAATGGCAAACCTTCCTCACCAGAAGCCAACATTAGTACGGCCAACATCATTAAAGCCGCACGTTTACCTTCTGGGCCGCCGTGTTTAGCCAGTCGTGATAGCAACTCAACATACATGATGCTGTATTGCTTAAATGTCAGAACCGTTCTACCCACTGGGCCGCGTGCCCAGTTTGGTCGATTGACCTTGTTATAAATGCCTTGTGTCTCATTAACGGCTCGAACTGCAAACGCATAAGGGTCTTTCTTGCCGGTTGCCTTCGCTACATCCCAAGCGGCTACGAACGTCAACTTGCGGTTGAAGCTCTCAGCCATGGCAAACATCGAACCCCACAATGTTAAAAATGCGTTGGCTCTTGCTCTCGCATCTTCTCCACCGGCTTTTATCTTATTACCGACACCTGGCAATTTTGACAAAGCATTAACAAGCCCAGACGCTACATTTTGAGCGCCAATGCTGTACAGGTGGAAAATCTCTTGAGCATCAACAATGCCTTCTTGACCGGCTCGCTTTAAGGCTTCTTTCAGCACATGGTCGGTAATCTGTTTCTTGCCAAGAGCGATCGGCAACGCCTTAGCCATAGCCGATGTTGCCTCACTAACACCGTATTGCGACAAATAAGGGCCGGTCATCATTACTGGCTGCGACAAGTTGACCACAGCAGACGCAACCGAGCCACCCAAGAACCATGCAAACAATGCCGCCGAAACCGGTGCTGCTGGATCGTTGGGGTTGAGAATGAAGTTCTTAATCTTAATTGCTTCGTCTTTTACATCGCCTTTTTCTTTAGGGATATATTTGATGGAATTATTGATGTCACGCAAGTAATATCGCTGTGCCGCGAACCTTCCGTTGCTGGTTATAAAGTTAGACAACACACGCGGCATATCTGAGCTATAACCGGCTGTCCCTTTACGTTCCAAACGGCGTTTTAATGCTGAACGCTCAGTAAGCGCGTTTTGATAAAACTGTTTAGTGGTTTTATCAAGGCCAACTGCTTCGGCAAACAATGCCAGCGTTTCAGGCGAGATACCCGAATACAATTCGTGTGACATCTCGCTTTTACGGCCTTGTGACAATCGCACGTCATCACGATCTGCGAATTCAGCCTGCTTTTGTTTATAAGCGGCTTTTGCTTCGCCTTGTGTTTCATATTGACTGTAAAACAGCGTAATAGACTCGCCGTTTTCATCGCGAACCACCTTGCCTGTTTCTGGATCGATCAATTGTGCAGTCACTTCGTAACGACCAAAACGCATTAACGGTGCATAGCCAGCCGTTTTTAGATTGCGCGACGTGTTGAATATCTTTGCAATCCGATCCACGGTTTCGTGATAAGCAGCCAACGAATCTTCAAACGATGCCACTTGCGTATCGTTACCAGCGGCTTTCGCTGCATCAACCGCCATTTCAAGCATACTGATCTGCTTGTCTAACTCGTTGGTTAAGATGTTTTCAGCGTTTCTTGGATTGTCGATCACCATCCGGCGCATAGCCTTTGGAATAAACCCCTGAGCCATGGCATAGGCTTCTGCTGCTGCCGTTTCATCTAAACTCGCATCAATAGCCGCTCTAGTCTGACGGTAAAGCGCAACACCTGCATCATTCAACTTGAATGTATTGCGCAGTTCTTCATCAGTCCATACCTTGCCTTCCATCACACTAGCGCCAGCCAAAGTTCCGGCAAAGATTGCTTTTGATGCGGCATCAAGATTGCTGTCCATCTTTTTGCCTTTGCGCAACACGTCCCACGCCGAACGGATGTCATCGACTCTTGGCAATACACCAGGCGCCAATTCAGCCGGTCTGATTGATGTCAGTGATACCTCGTTTTGCATTGCGTTAATCAAGGCAAACACTTTGCCGTAGTGTTTATCTTTTAGCGCTTTGTGGAACTGAGTTGCTAAAGACCTATCCCACGAATTCCAGCTATCCAAGTTCTTATCGCCTCGGTTGTCATAGAATTGCACAAGGTTGTTTTGCACTTTACGGATGATGTTGTTGTATTCAACACCACGATCCAAATCAGCCGCTAAAACACCTTCCCCTTCATTGATACGATTACCCAGCATCCGGCTAGATTGAAATGTGCCATCGCCTTTCATTACTGCATTTAATGCTTTCAGAATCGGTGCGTCTGATTGCAGGCCAAGCAACCCTTTTACGCGCTGAACGAACTCGCGTAACCATTGAGCAGCTTTTTTCGTCCAAGAGCCGTTTGCGTTGAATCTACCTGACAGAATCTTGGTGGCATTCACCGCCCAGAATTCGGACGGACTAAAAAGCTGGTAATGCGTGTCGTAATCCAGCGTGCCGTTTTGGAACAGTTCAACCATAGAATCGTAAGCCGCTTTATCACCTAGCGCAGCGGCCAGCATAATATCCATGCCTTTCTTGACTTCTGGCTTGGCTGACTTGTAAGCATCGTTCCACGCTTTGCGCCATGCTTTCAGAATTCCATCTTGCACATCGCGCGGCATCATGCGTTCAATGTGATGCAAAATCTCATGCACAACGGTTCCGTCACCCAATCCAGCCGAGAACAGCTTAATCACTTTGGTAATGTCGTTGTATTGGCCAGCGGAACCGTTACCATCTTTGCCAGTGATACTGATACCCAAGTCATCAGCCAGTTGCGGATTCTGATCGAGCAACCATTGCGCAAACTCTGCTTCTACACGCGGCACCGTATCGTTAGCCACCCCTTTGCGAAGTTGTGCCATGATCCAATCTGCACCACGGCGACGGCCTGACTCCATGCGGCGCTCGATCTTGGCTTCTTCACGTTGTTCCAGTTTGGCAATGACCTGTTGAACGCCAAGACGATATTCCGCCTCGGTCAACTTGCCTTCATCGCGTCTTTTCTCCAAAGACTTCAACTTGGTACGGGCGTTCACGCGAACTTGCTCAGGTGCGGTGGATACGCCGCTGGCTGGTGAGCGCATTAGGTTATTAAACGTAGTCGCTTCTTGTTCCGCTGGTTTTGCAATCTCTGGAATAGCAAACGGTTGAACGTCGTAAATGGGTAGCCCGTTTTCGTCTTTCACATCCAGATAGTCAACGTCGTTGGTTTTCTCGCCTTCGGTTACAGTGACCAGATAGCCGTCGTTCGTCCAACGGTGGCCCTCGACAACCACTGGCTTACCACCAACAAATGCTTCCGAACCTGCCGGCGCACCATTGCGTAACCATGCTGGCGCTGGTACTGGGTTTATCTGAATATCGGTTTCAATAGCCGCCAACATGCCGCGTTTCTTTTCCAAGTCTGCAGCGCGTGCGAATGGGGCTTTAGTGGCTTCCTCCATTCTTGGCAAGCTGTCCTTGGCGTCGGCAATTTTGCCTTCTAGCTTTTCGGCTTGGCCTTTGATTGCGTACAAGGTGGCACGGGCGCTTTCTACGGTTGGCTTGCCCATGTCATAGCGGTTTTTACCTGACTCAATGTAATACTGAGCATTGAACGCACGACCTGGCCAATAGCCGTAAATATCAAACCCCCAAGCTGTGCCAAGTTTGGTGGCTTTACTACCCACCTCCATACGCTCTATCTGCTTAGCAATAGCTTCATTAGCCTTTTCAGCATCGTCGTATAGCTTGTTGGCAACCTCAACCGATAGACCGTCTTTCACTACCTTACGGAAAGACTCATCATCAGCTCTCAATGCGTCTAACCGTGTTGAGTAATTCTCAACATCACGGTTAAGACTTTTGATTTTTTGGGCAGCATCGAACACCCCTTGCGAGTGCATACGTTCTTTTGTTTCGAGCTTTTGAACGTCACCGCGCAACTTGTTCATCATCAACAAGCGCGGATCACCGGCAGCTTCGGCCAAGGTAGAGCCAATGTCGCCTTCCTCGTCCATGCTGACAGCATCGCCATCAATCACACGCACGTCGTCTTTAGCTTTCAAGAACGCTTTGATAAAACGATCCTTCACAGCCAACACCTGCCAACGTCTACCGTCGATACGCTCGGTCAAGTAGCGGTATTCCATCACGGTGTTCCACTTGTTGCCTTGGCGGTGGCCTCGTCCGTTGCGTTGTTCCAAGTCACCTGGCATCCACGGCGCGTCTAAGTGGTGCATGGCTCGCAAGTTGGTCTGCATGTTCACACCAACGCCCAGAGTCTTAGTGTTGCCGATCACGACGCGGATTTCAGCACGGTTCATAGCATCAGCAATCGCTTTGCGTTTTTCCTTGCTGGTAGAGCCGTCAACGATAGCAATCTGATTAACCGGTACGCCTTGATCAACCAATTTGGCGACCAAATCCTTAACCAGATTAAATCGTTCTTTCTTGGTTGAAGTAACTTTGCCGGTTTCTTTGTCCTTCTTACGGCTTACCGATTCGCTGGTAAAACCACGCTCAACAAATACCACCTGTGTGGCTAAGTCATGCTCGTTGTAATGCTCCATGATCCGCTTAACGGCACGATTCACTTTGCTAGTCGGTGCATCGCCAGATTCAATATCAAACAGCCGCGCATCTAACCCAGCGTTTGCTGAATCGGTTTCAACAATCACCGGTGAATTCGGGCTACCGCTTAACATCATTTCGCGGCGTTCTTTCTTGGTGGCTCTCTTGAAGGTGTTAGCGCGTTGTTGCAGTAATGCCAAAATGCCTTTTTGCTGGTCTGTCATTTCGGCAATGTCAGACACAACCTTTTTGTAAGGTCTGCCAATCGGATTTTCTGTTCTGCCGTTTAGCAATTCATTACGTTCTTTGTCGGTAATGCTGGCGCTAGACAATGTTTTGCCGTTTTTGGTTTCACGCGGCTTGAACTCTGGCATGTCGTCGGCAAACACAATATCCATGTATTGACCAATCATGCGGCGCAACTCGGCCACGTTCACGAACGACGCTAACCGTGTAACTGGTTCGTAGTCACCTGCCGCCGTCAATTCAACATCACTGGTGGAATCGGCAAACGTGTTAAACCACGCATCCCAATCGCGGATACCATCACGCGACATTTGATCATCCATGACATAACGCATCATGTTGTAAATCTCGGTCATGGTGTTGGTAATTGGCGTGCCGGTGAATAAGTGAACGCCGCTGCCGTTGTTCAATTTCTTAACGTAATCGGTTAAGAACATCAACGAAATAGACTGTGCGCTGGATTGCGTGTTCAATCCCTTCATACGCATACGGGTAGCCAATGGCGGCTTTTTGAACTCATGCGCCTCATCGACAATCACCATATCAATGCCCATGTCCTCAAAGGAAATAGCATCTTCGCGTGATGAGCGCATCGCCATGTCATCGATTTTTTTGATAATCGCGTTACGGGCATGAACCAGTTGCTTAGCGGTGGCGCTACGCACTTTCTTCATGGCGTCAGGATCGTCCATGTCTTTTACTTCAATACTTGAACCATCCTCTTGAGCCGCTTCAATTGCCTCTTGTTCCAAGGCTTCAATTTGCTCACGCGATATATCCATCAAGGTTTCTTTTTTCAGCGTGAAGCGGTCAATCAATGAGTGCGGCACAACGACTGCATCCCAGTCGTCTGTCTGGATTTGACGCAACGTAACACCAATCTTGTCCGGTGCTAAATTGTCGATGTAAAGCAGCTTAGCGCCTGGGTACATTTCACCGATTTCACGGGCAACTGATGCACTGTTCGCATTGTGGGCAAAGATAATCGGCTTTTTGGCAATACCGTAGCGGCGCGACTCAACAGCCAAACCGCCCATTGTGTAAGTTTTACCGGTACCGACTTCATGCGCATTTAGACTGCGACCGTTTGCCAAGCCGCGCCAGATTGCATCAATTTGGTGTTTGCGCAAATTGAACGGGCTATCGCCGCGTTGCAATGCCATACCCTCAAACGAAAGGAAAGAACCGTCATATTTTGGCAATGCAATGGCGTTCATCACCTCGTTATAGGTTCTTTCCATTTCAATCTTGCGAACAGGATCGCTCCACAACCAGTTGGCAAATTCTTCACGGATTTGCTGGGCTTTGTTGTTGGCTTCGGCGGTGGCTACTTCATCCGTTTGTAAATTGCCGTCCTCGTCTTTGTACTGAACCTTAACCGCTACGTTACCCATGGCCGCGTTGAGCAACTTATCGAACTTAACACCGGTGTGCCCCCAAGTGGTTGTTGCTTCTGGCTTGTTGTTTAGGGATTTGTCATGGAAAGACACTTTCCAGCGATTGACCGCCCAACGTACTTGAATATCATCGCTGGGTTTAACACCAAGCAAGTGAGCAATAAACTCGCCGTATTGTTCCGGTCTAATCCATGTGGCGCCTAGTTTGGGCTCGATATTGAAGTAAGGCACGTCTTGCGGCAATACGTCTGTCAACGCCTCGATGTTGCGTTTCATATCCACGCCTTGATCTGCGGCGTCTTGTGCCTCGCGTAGCTTGCGGCGGACGTTGCCAGACAAGTAAACATCACTGACTTCATAGTTGCCGTCTGGCGTTTTAAAGATAGCGCCAGCATCAATCAATTCTTTCGCCGCTTCATCAACCGGCACGCCAGACAACTCGGCCACACGATCCATGCTGAGATAAATGCTTTCGTTACGCGCCAACACCAACGCATCACGAACGGTTGGCTTATCTAGGCGGCGTTTTGCACGAATGGTTGGCTTGCTAAGGATCGCCGATGGTGAACCATCTGGCATTTCCAGCGCGGCCAGTGACGGATAGAAAGGATCATTGACTTTTTTAAGCGCACTGAGTCCATAGCTGCCAATCAACGAGCCGTTGGCGCGTGTGAACGCTTCATAGGCTTGACGTAATGCTTTACGTTTGGCCTCTGTGTTCTCATCGCCGTTGCGCTCTGCATCGATCAACTCGCCATAAGCGCGGCGCATACCAATCAAATCTTTGATCTGCTGTAAACGGTTGGCGGTAGTCTTGGCGTCTTTGACTTTGTAAGTGAAAACGTCGTCTAAAGGCGCTAAGTATTCGCCTTGCACCTGATACAGTTTGCCGCTTTGCTCAGTGATCGATTGTTGGCGGTCGGTCGTATTGTTGGTGATGTACTGGGTTGTTTTGGCTTTGGTTGTAACTTGCTCGAACACGCCTGCCGGTAGTGTCTTAGCCAGCCCTTTCAAACGGGCTTCCAAATCATCAGGGCGATTAACCACCATCGCAGGACGGCCATAGGTTGAGCCGTGGCTAAAATTCAGCGTACCTAATACCCTGTCTGGATTATTGGCAAAGTATTCATTCACCGTGACCTTGTTGCCCGACGGTGTATTCACTTCGGCTGTGTTTAACCAGCCAGACGCTTTAACATCGGCGTTTGGCGTGTCACGTTTTTTCAAAATGATGATGTCAGTCACTACGGAAGTACCGGCGTACTTCTCGAAAGCACCAGACGGCAATCTAAAGGCTGCCACCAAATCCGCTTTTTCAGCCAATGCCGCGCGGGTCAATGTACCTTTCTTGTCCATCGTTCCAGCGCTGGTGATACCCACCACCAAACCACCGGCACGCACTTGATCCAATGCCTTTAAGAAAAAATAGTCATGCAACGAAGGTGATAGGCGCATGTAACGGCGGTCGGCTGGGCCATCTTTTGCAAACGGCCAGTTACCAATCACCAGGTCATAAAAACCATCAGCGGTTTTGCTGTCTTGATAAGGCTTGATCTGAATGTTGGCGTCTGGGTACAAAACCTTTGCCATGCCGCCGGTCAATGAATCCATCTCAATACCGGTGAGCTGTGACTGTTCAGCCAAGTCTTTTGGCATCAAGCCATAGAAATTACCAATACCCATCGACGGCTCTAAGACACGGCCTTGGGTAAAGCCCAACTGACGCACCATGTCCCACATTGAACCGACGGTAATCGGATCGGTGTAGTGAGCGTTAATAATAGATTTTTGGGCGCTTTCCCAATCAGCCTTGCCTAGATGCTCGCGTAGCCAGTCGCTTTCGTCTTTCCAGCCGTCTTTCGGGCGTGGCTGTTCGTAGGTGCCTTGGAATAGCTCTTGGCCGAATGATCCCCAGCCAATGTATGCCGCCATCGAATCCAACTCATCTTGCGTTGGTGCGCGGCCTTCGGATGTAATTGATTGATACGCCTCAATCGCTTTTTTGTTACGGGCAAAACGAATCTTGGGGGTGCCGCCGATTAGCGTATCAGGATCGTCAATATGGTAGTTGGCGCGTTGGCTTTCTACGACGTCAGCGTTTCCTCGTTCTTCTCTGGCTCCATCATCAGCCAATCTTGTTCCGCTTGTTCCCTTGCGTCCGTTGGCGGGAGTCCGGCTTTTTCGTACTGATCCACCGCTTCCCACATCGCCACTTGCACTATCAGTGCTAGGTCGTTGGTCGTCCCTTCCTGTTGTAGCCTTGCCCACATCTTCGGACGCAGGATTCGCCACGCTTTCTTGATTTTCTTGTCCAGATCGAGATTGATCGTCGGCTCTGTTTCCCGAATCGCCTTCGCTCGTTGCTTGATTTGCTCTGGTGTCATTGCCTGATTCCTGTGGTTTTTGTTCATTTTCTGCCTTTGCAACCGGTGCGTCAATATCGGCTTTTTCCACTACGCCTGCATCGTCCATACCAGTGAAACCGGCAGCGCGGGGATCGAATTTAACGCCCAGATACCATGATTTCAAATAAGGCTTAACAATGTCGCCCATATCTTCAAGCATGGCTTTTGAATAGGCGGCAAAGGTACGCGCACCTTTTTCAATGTGATAGCCAGCCAATGTAATACCGGCCTGCATGACCTCTGGATCAATGCCGCTGTTTAGTTGGCCCAACTTGCTGCGCAACAAGGCGCGTGCTTTCTCTGCCGCATCGTCGGTAAATACGGTGTTGGTTGACGCGGTAGGTTTTTGCTCATTGGCAACATCAGGCTTTTCAGCCTGCATATCCAGTTGATACTCAGGCGATTCCACCTTATTAACAATGTCAACGATAGAACCTTTATTGCCCCAATGATCCTTTAGCCGCTGCTGATCCCTATTGCTGACTTTACCGGCTTCAATCAATCCATTTGCGTAATTTCTGGCAGTAGTCAGTGTGTCTTTCCAATTAGTTTGTTTTGGCTGCTCGGTGGTTGGGTTGTTTTCAGTTTCACCAATAGCTTTCATCACACGGCTTGTCATGTCTGACAAAGACGGTTCAACAACACCTTGAGCCTTCAAAGCGCGATTGATTGCACCGGATTTATCACCGTCCTGATTAAATTCAATTGCATTAGCAACCGAATCAGCCCACTTAGCTTGATTGTTGACTGCCTTTAGGATTTCAGGGTGCTTAGCCTCGGCAATAGCGGTTGCAATATCGTCACGACGTTTGCGAGTATTGGCATTTTGGACAGCGCCTTGCGAATCAAGCTCTCTTTCAACATCGCGAAGTTGCTTTTGCAAATCCTCAACGGAAGTTGGTTGATTGCTAGTTGCCGTTTCCTCAACCGTCTGTGCAGTCGGTGCGGTTTCCGCAACCTTCGGCTTAATCAAAAACCGCTTGCCCTCATTTACAACCGCGTGCGAATCACCGATACCTTGCTTATCGATGAAGGCTTGCGCTTTATCGGATGTGCCAAACCATTTGTCTGAGTAATCCTTCTGCGCTCTGGCTTCTTTTTCGGTGCGGGGTTTTACTGTGGCTGGTTTTTCTGATTCTTGCGTTTGAGCTTGCTCGGCTTGAGCGGCTTGAACTTGGGTTTCTGCTTGGCCATTTTGCCTTTGTTCCTTTGCTTGTTTTTCGGTTTTGGGTTTGGTGGCTTCTTGGTGCGCCAAAGCATCATCCCAGCCTTCGCCGTTTTTCACCGCTATACCAAACGTGCCATCAGCAAACGGACGCGGCAAAGCAGGCGGCAACTTCCCACCTGATTGACGACGCTGATTGCTAATGAATTGCTTGGCTTCGGCGGCAGTTGCAAAATTACCTGTTTGATCTACCGGACGACTGGCTTGTAAGGCGCTGTCTTGTTGCTCGGTGTTTCCGACTGAGTTGCTGACATCGTTTTGGGTGCTTGCGGCGTTGTCTGTTTGTTGTGGTTCAACGGTTGCCCCGCTTGGTTGCCCAGTTGTGACGCTGGAATCTTGGCTTGGTGTAAGCCCAGGTTCTTCGGCTTGTCGGTTACTTTCTTCATTTTGTATCTCCGCTAAAGCTGGTTCTGTTACGTTAGGAAAACTTTGACCTTGCGTTGGCTGTTCGGTTGGATTGACCGCTGGCGCTGCTTGCTGTGATTGATCGAAACCGTAGAGCTTGCGCAATGCCTGTGGGTTGGCTTGTGCTTGTTCAAGCGCGTTGAGTTCTTGCACCTCGGCTGGGCTTAAACCTGATCCGGCGATTTCCTGCTGGCTTGGCTTGCCATCGTCACCCATGACCGTTTCAAGCGTGCCATCGCGTTTAGCCAGCAATTGCTCATAACGACTATCGGCAAAGCTCACCACATCGTCATCACTGTAAGACGGCTTGCCGGTGTTTTGTTGTGGCGTCAGGTCACTGGCTACCACATGGTCTGGAACGCCATATTGATCAACCAAATCCGATACCACTTGGTCGGCGGCGGCTGTGGTTGGATGAACGTCGATCGGTGATAGCTCGGCTGGCGTAGGTGTTTGGCCGTTTGCATCGGGTTCAATTCTGCCGTCGGTGGTGATGGATTGCTTATTGGTATCTACAACAGCGCCACCTTGGTCTGGTGAGCCAAGAAATACATCAGTACCGCCGCCCATTGCTGCGCCAAGTGTTCCAGCAAAAGCAGTCCGTTTTGCTGAATTAGTCATGTTTGGGACAGCTTCATTGCCTACTGATTCACCAATGATGTTACCTACTTCTTCGCCAGACTCTTGAGCGCCTTCTTTAAAGGCAGATTTCAGAAAACTTTTTACCGCTTCTAAGCCAACTTTTCCAGACTGAACATCACCGGCTAATTTTTTTGCAATAGCCGCTTCTGCGCCGCCGCCAGTGGCAATGCCGGACAATATCGATACCGCCGCTGAAATAGCTGCGCCTTGATAGCGATTTTCAATCGGTTTATCTTTAAGCGCATCAAAAGTATCCGCAGCATTTTGTGCCGCAGACGCGCCAATTGACGTTGCAATAGCTGCTTTAGTAGCTGTTTTTGTACCCGCACCAATTAACTTAGCGCCAGTTGCTGCTGTTTTAGCAGCGCCAGCGGGTAGAAACATTGAGCCGATGGTTGTAATCCCGTTATCAACTGCAATAGAAGGATTATCAATCAGGAAGCTAAACATATCGCCGACACTTTTGGTATCGTCTTGCATCAAGTTACTAAACGCTTTTTGCTGATCGTTGAAGCGCTTAGTGCCTATGGTTTGGTCAATGCTTTCCATGCCGGTTTGCATTGCTTCGGATATGCCCGTGCCGTATTTGTCGCCAGTTGCCAATCGCACTAGGTCTGCACCGCTTTTTACCGCAGTTGGCCCGATTTTCAATACGCCAGCTGATAGGTTTCTTAGTGTGCCTAGTACACCATCTGACTCTTGGTCTTTT